CGTGTAGCCAACGAAACACATAATAGCCAATAGGCCAATTACAATTTTTTGTTTCATTTTCATTTGTTTAAATAACCACTTAACACTTTATTCATATCAAGTGCTTTACGCGGCTTGACTGGCGGAATGTCTTCAAACGGTTCCGACTTGCTGCCCAGCGTGGGCGTTAATTCATTTGATCCTGCTAACACGGCAGACGTTTCGTTCAATGCTGCTTCATGTATTGCCCAGAAATAACCTTGCTCCTCTGCCTTTGCACGGTTACCAATCTTAGCAATCACGTCCTGCCATTGCTTATACTCGTTCGGGTACTCATCAGCATCGTTAACAGCAAGCGCCATTTTTATATAACGCATGCTGACACTGTGCTGATCTATCTGTCCGTCCAGGTATTCTTTATAGATACGCTCGTTGTATGCTTTCACGATTTCCGACTCAAGCATAAGGGCAATTGTCTTACCCGTCTTACCCTGACCTAATTCTCTCCAACTTATTTCGCGTTCCGAATAGCTTATAGGTTGTCCAACTTTCGCAAGTATGCTAAAATTGTGGTCGTACAAGTGTGGTGCCGGGCGACTAGCTTTCTGATTTATTGAGTTAGTAAAGATTCCTTCAAGGTGTACATCGCTATGACCATCCATCCAGTAGTAAGTATTGGCAACAATGGTACGCTTAAGCACGCCTTTTTCGGTATCATCTTCGTATAGATACTTACCTTTCGTTGCGGGTACTTCATCTTTTGCCCAAGTAGGCTGCACCATTGCGGGTTCGGCAAACTTAATTGCAGACTTCTTTGCATCTATCAACATAGCTTTGTTTGCTACCAGCCATTTGAATAGCTCCTTACCCTTAAGATGTTTTGGTATCTGTACCATAGTTTTATTTCTTTACTTCACCGCCTTGTTTGACAATCTTTTCTCTTTCCTTCACCACCTGCTTAACGGTGGCTGGTTCTGGTTTCTTCGCCATTATACTTGTGGCTTAAGATGTGCAGGGTCCTTCACTTTTACCTTCACCACTTCATGTTCCACCTCTTCTTGAGGCAGAGCATGCGCCGGGTCAGTTAGTTTTACACCATTGATCGCTTCACCTTTCTTGCGAACGATTGGTGCTGCTTCCTCCATTGGAGTGTTGTGCGCTTCGTTCACTTCTGTAGCCTCTTCGATTTTTTTCTTTGCCATGTTATTTTATGTTTTGTTGTTTAATACCAAATTTTTCCAACTCTGTTTTGTACATGTCAATAGTAATAGCCTGATCGGCAAGTGCAAGGCTCAATGCATCAATGTTTGATTTCAATGATTCACCACGCTTGCCTAAGTCTTCTTGGAAAATTGGCAAGTGTGTATAATCTATAATCAACTTTGTTTTTGCACCGGCTCTATACTTCTTATTTATACCTGCCACCCATTCGGCCCCTGCCGGGATAATTGTATCCATATATACACCCTTCTCCGCAGCCTTTGCATTTTCGTACGTTGCATCTTTGCCTGCATACAACTCGCGTCTGCTACCGTATGCATCAATAATCTTATTGAAGTCCTCAGCAGTCTCGGTATACAACCCCATCTTATCAGGGTTCACACTCATCTGCTGCCAGGTTAGAGTGGCGTTTGTTATAAGCAGTTGAGATTGACCATGTAGCCCACCATACTTGGCCGCGTACTCGTTTTGTATACGCTCTTGCTCATCAGGTTGTAAAGGAACAGCGCCAAGTTTATCAACCGCGCCACCACTTAACATACCAAGTGCACCGCGGTTCTTAAGCAACGTTCCGCGCGTTTCATACGCCATTTTCAAGTTGTTCGTTGCGGGAGTGAGGGCCTTTAGCTTAGATTCACCTTTGAATATGTTACCACCATTCTCGCCATACTTGCTTGTCATCCGCACGCGGTCGTCATTCAAGTGAATCAGGTTGGCGCTTGGTATCGGATATTCTTTGCCGCGATATTGTATGGTATACTTGAGTCCTTCTGGTGTTTCCGTGAACATAAAGAACGGTTGTGTCTCCGTATACTTTATCTCCATCCAGTTTGGTGGTAGTGTATACAACGCACGCGCGTTTGCATTCTCAAGATCAATACCAAATGGCACCATCTCATATATATACTCATTGCCAAAAATCAAACGGAACAAACGCGATTGCCTTCTAAACTCCTCGCCTGATTGAAACCAATTAGGGTTATTCAACACGGCAACTAGCTTGCTGTTCTTTACCTCTGTACCATTCGCATCGACTTCTTTTAGAATACCGTTCGCAAACATTCGCGCGTCTGTACAGATAACCGCATTGAGTTCTGGTATATCAAGAAATGACTTTAAATAATCTTCACGATTCCAAGCATCATAGGGAATGCTGTATAGGTAATTTCCACGCACGCGTGTTGCACCCCATAGGTTGGTGAACGTGTTAACTACGGTCTTGAGTATGCTCGTGCGTTGCTTTACCATTTACTTTCTCTTATATTTTTCAATCAGTACAGAACCCACGGCCAGTATAAACATGAATGTTAATACAATGCTTATGATTATTAGCTTCATATAGAGTAACCAATATTTGCAACCGCGATGTCATATGCTTTGCCAAGTAACTGCAAATGCTTATCAGTTTTTGGAGGTTCTATTTTCACCATGACACCTTTTTTAAGATAAATGTATAATTGAACCTGCTCAATCATCTCTCTCATACTTACTGCATCCACCATTATAAATCCTGCTGCCATATTAAATAAAGTTAGCCACTGCTATATACCTCGCACAATCCCAGCAATGGTTAAACGCATCAAGTGGTACACCAGTGTTCTTGCCATTGATCGTTCTATATTTATAACCAGTCTGCTCTTTGCGCCATTCCCTATCCTCAACAATATGCGTTTTGTAATTCTTCATTATGCCAATACCCTCCACCACTTCAATCTTAGCCGTGGGTATCACCATCCAACCTTTTCGCTGGAGATACGCGATGTTACCCGCTGATGCACTGTCCGCATGTATAATTGATTTCTTACTGATCTTATGTTGTGTTAGCAATTCAATTATGCGATCTGGGTTATCAGTTGGCTCGCTAAATATCTTTTTATAGTACGCATTCTTATCCTTCTTACCACCAACCACCAACACTGTAGGATCAACACTACCGAAGTCCATTGCGTAGTATAGTTGGTTCAGTGGAGGCATTTTGTCTATCCACGTAACGTGCTGGAAGATCAGACCCTCAGGCGCAGAACGCAAACCAAGGCCATATACATTCCACATGTAATCGTCTGCCGTACCCTCTTTGATATTAAACGCATTCGGTTCGTAAGAGAGTATCTTACGTTTCTCCATCGCACTGATATGCGGGTTGTCTAAGAATGTTGTCTTGAGGAATGTAACATCGGAACGATTCGCAAGTCGATCGTATACCCAATGCTCCGTTACCTTTGGGTTATAGTCATGCCACCAAAATCGTTGGCAACGTTGTTCGGATTGATCGTGTACTTGTTGACTAATATCAAGTGACTCATTCACCCAGAATATATCCGAGCCTACGCCTGAGTATACGCTTTCATTATCCGCACTCAGCAAGTTGATCTGATTATCCCATAGCTTAAAGCTATTAACGTTATGCTTATCCGCAAATGGTGATTGAATACCAAACGCTGGCAGTCGTTTATTGAAATCGCGATATAAGGTTGTTTTGAATGACGCAAACGTCTCTTTGATTATGTTAGTGGTGGTGCCTGATGGCATTTGAGTAGATAGCCATACAAGGAAATCAATTGAGCTATATGTTTTACCACTACGTGATGAGCCCTCCATCAACATCCCGGACTTGCCGGATGTAAAGGCTTTATGTAGCGTCAGTAAATTCGGGTTGTATACGTTACTCATACAAGCCCACAAAAGTAAAATCTTTATCAATCATTTAATAGTTTAACAATTGCCTTAACACCTGCGTCCTTCTTACCATAGTACCTTAAACGAATACAAAGTAAATGGCGTAATTCTAATTCGGGAAAATTAATCTCTTTAAAAACTTCGTACCAAAGAATAGCAGCCATAGTTTAAAAAATCACTTCATTAAATGTAACAACGCGTAGGCTAAAAATATTTACCGCCAACAACCACTACGAATGGAGTAAAACCATACGTGCTGCTACAATATTATACATACACATAAATATTCGTTTCATCATTACCATCATCCGCACCTGGAGGATTAGGCATCGAATGGTAAGGAGTACGACCCATCATTGTTTGTCTATATACATCGTGATCGACCCTTACCATTTAAATTTATTTACTTGAGTTAAGTTTTTCGTATTCTTTCCGCGTAACACCATACATATAACGCTGATAATCTTCGTCCTCTTCTTGAGCTACCATCACCAATGCCGCAACACACGCGCATGCTAGTATAAGCAGCACGCTGCAAATTATGATTACGCCGATGCTTATCATTTTCTTTTACCTAAGTTAAGTTTTTTATAACATTCCCGCATTGCTTCAACCGCATCACGATTGATCCAACGTTGAGTATATGCTATGTATTTACTTAGAATCATCGTCCGCAGGTTTTGCAAATGGAAACAACGTACTTACGTCTTCTTTACTCACACCAAGATTCATTTGAACCTTTTGCGCGACCTTGCCGTGCATGCGATCAAGTATGAGATTAGCTGCTTGAACATTTCCTTTCTTTGACTGCTTCAGCATTGCCTCCATTATCTCATCTATCTTTGATTTGTCCTCTTCATTGACAACACCGAACACTCGTGTGAGCACTGCGTCAAGAGATGGTAGCTTACGTGGACGTCCAGCGCCTTCTGGCTTCTGTCCTTTCTTCCATTGAGTGCGTTTACCATCAGCTATTAATTGCTTAACATCTTTACGAGGCATATATAGCCTTTAAATAGCGTTTTTCAATTGAAATCGCGCAAAACTCGCCTGCCTCCCTACTTTGGGCGTACTGAAACCCCGTTTCTGGGGCAGGATCGAATGTTTCACGCTTTTTAGTATTACCATAGTCTGCAATATACGGTTTTTACCGTTATTTCCAAACCGCTTTAAGGCTTGTAAAACACCAACACGTTCTGATGAGTTTTCACTAATTTACGGCCCGACTCAAACTGCTTGTTTGCACGCATAGACGCGCTGCCCACCATGTTCAATAACACAGCGTCATTATAAAACTTAAGACCAGCCTCCATGAATAAACGTTTGGTATCGCCTACAAAATCATAGTAGTATCCTTTCTTATCACGAACCTCACCAACTACAAAACAAGCATAAGATTTTGATTTCAATAGCTTGCACGCTTTTGATATAATTGATCCATACACTTTCAAAAAATCTGTGTAGCCCATTGTACTTAAATCATCTTTGTGATCTGAGTACACTTCGAGATCAACGTAAGGAGGACAGCTGAAAAGAAAGTCAAATTGCTGACTCCACTTTCTATCTAAAACTTTATTTGAGTCGCCCCAGTACCATTGCGGTTGATTAGATGATTTGAGTATGTCCTTACCCTGCTGAATATTAGCCTCAATCTGTCTTTTACTCAAATCAATACCCCAATATTTAAAACCTAAGTAGTGAGCAACAACGCCACGACAACTACCTCCGGCAAACGGATCAAGTATACTTCCTTTAGGTTTACAAAACCACGTGTACATTAATTCGGTTAACGCGGGGTCAAATACAGATGTACCGGAACCAAGGTTATCTTCTAATTGCCAGTTGTTTTCAGGACTTGCCCCCATTCCCATGTTGAACGCCTTGGCCATTTTCTTCTTCCCAGCTCCGTTAATCGCAACCGTGTCGCTCCGCCCATTTAAACTCTCACCGCGTCCTAACTCACCCTTAATCCCCAGCTCCATCCACTTTTGCTTACGTTGCTGCCAGCTTCCAGTCTTTGTATCCAGCACGCTGAACGGAGGCTCTATCCACTTATCACGCAAACTAACAATCTCAGGTTTACCCACTTCGACAACCTCACTTTTAATAATCGGAGCGTTGTTACCAAGTTTATCAAGCAGGTAGCTCGGCACCACCATCTTGTATTTGTCAAAGAAACTTTTTGTCGTTCCCAGTTCACCCTCAATTCTGTTTATGTCCACCTCCCCTGCCTTAGCGTAATCGTACATCGCACTCATCTCCGTAAACTCTTTTGGCGATAATTTACGGGATGGGTAAGAAACAGTAATTTTTTTATCGCCCCGCTCAATCGCACGTTCAAGTCTCGAATTACCATCGATCAGTGTCATGTCGGTATTGACTATCACCGTCCCGGCAATACCGAACGAGTCAATAGATGCTTGCAGACGTTCACGTCCAAGATCGGTTTTAATTTTAAAGTTGTTCGGGGTGGGCTTGACGCTTTTGATGTCCACCATCTTCGTTGCCCAGCTAATTGAGTTCTTCATATTTACTTTTTTGTTTTAGTACTGATGATAAGATTTAATAAAGTATTTTGGGCTAACGTACTATCGGTAGATACGCTCATAGCTCTTTGTACAAGCCTCTCGACCATTAAATTGATTTGCTCTTGAGTCACGTACTTGTTAACGGCAAGAGCGACTGATACTGTAGACTTCTTTTTTAACTGTTTCATAGTTTTTTGGGCTTAGGTTTTAACATGCGATTTTTCGGGGTTGCTGTCGGTTTGTAAAATTTTCCTACATTAGGTCTACATCTATTTTTCATCCTGAACCTCCTGGTAATATATATTACAAACCGACAAACCGACTTGATTATCAACGACTTAGATGGCGACCTGGTTTGTCGATTTGCGGTTTTCCGGGGGAGGGGGTCGAAAATTGCGCCCCAAAAACCTCGGTTTGTAAAAATTTTGGTCATCGGTTTGTAGTTTTTAAGACCCCTAAATACACCCCCCAGCGTTGCTGTCCCGCGTCAGTTTTGTTCATCGTGTCCTCTACTCCTATTAGTTTCATATCCGCGGCAAAATACTTTCTAATCGGTACTTTATTATCGTTCCACCCTTCGTCCCCGGTTAACCAGTTTCGGAACTCGTTATAAATCGTGGTTATATTAGTGAAAACTATCTGCACACCCGGATTCGCCATCGCGAGCTTTTGTTGAAGCGTGTACCTATTACTCTTATCGTTAGAAGGTTTAAGCGAAACGTATTTTGAATCAAACCACCGCGTAGAGTCTTTTTGTTTAGTATGGAAATCAAGCGTTGCCTTTTTCATCGATTCCGTTACGTGTATTTGACCGTTGTTTTCTAATAAATGTTTGACCCCCTGATTTAATACGTGGTTGAAAATTCCCGCCAATTCGTTCTCATATATAGCGGGCATCACGTTATTATCCTTAATCACGGGGACGTCCATGTTTATAGTCACAAATCGCCTTGCAACCGCAGGGTTAAATACTGAGTAGTTGTATGGGTTCATGGCGATCAGCAATCGACCGTAGTTCACCACAGGGCGACGAGCAACGTGCATCTGCCAACCGGGCAGCGGTTCCTGAGCCGCAACCTTAAGCAACATTTCAAGATGTTTGAAAGGTTGTGAGTCAAAGTCATAGGCAAGCAATTTATTTTCCATTTGCATAGCTTGCGTTTGAGCTTCGGACGTACCACCAAACAATATCCCTGCCGATACCGCGACTGAATTTTCGAGTCCTATCAAGCGCCTCGTTATATCAATCAAGCTACTCTTACCCGTGGATGTCTCTCCCGCAAGCAGCATAATTATATCCGCTTTGTGCCTCGTTAAACAACTCGCGACAAACGCGTAATAAACCTCGTGCAACGTCTTATCTGGAATCTGCGTGGTCATCCATTTATCAAAACGTTTACATTCTACTAGAGGTTCGTAGCAAAACGGGAGTATGGTTGTAAAGTTATATTTGCTTTCGTGATCTAATAACTTCCTCTTACCGGTTTTCATATCAACTTTTAACACCCCGTTCTCCATGTTGATAAATATGCCCTCCTTAAGGCTGCCCGTATGAGGCTCCAACGCGTCCCGCATAGTTGTTAAACGTAGTTCTTCCAACGTCATACGAAGATAGGGAACAGTCCTCAAACGTTTTCGGTACTTATCATCTACGTCCGATCTGTCAACAAAATTGTTTATTAGATTAACAACCTCACCATCATTGTGACGAACCCAGTGCGTTTGTCTGAATACATAAAAGTTCGCTTTGTCTAAACAGCAGATTTCTACGTGCTTAACAAACTCCTCCACTAGCGTATGGACATGTTCGGCCATTCGTTCTTCTTTGGTAAGCAGCAGGGAAAACTCTTTATGCGCAGGCAGCTCCTTCTTAATAGCCACAGTTTTCAAATCGCTAAGCCCGTTGTCCACGCACATTTTAAAAAACGAGGCTATTGTAATCTTTTTATCTTTCGGCTTCTGATCTTCCTCCACAAACCGCGTATAATCGTCTTGGATTGTATCTGCGTTATAGAGCGGGGAGAATTGGCTTACCCTATTGAATAGATCAAAACCCCCACTACCAAAAGCATTGGCAAACGCCTTGCCTATTTTAAACCATTGCGGATTCGACCCGGTAATGTCGAGCCCTTTCTCCTCAAGTTGTTTGACGTACGCCTCGGCCTGCATCCAAGTCTCTTTATCAGTCGTGCGTTCCTTATACTTTGTCGACTTCTTTGTTAATGTCTTACCCTTGAACGGCCCTAATAACTTAAGCAGCTTATTATGATCTTTTTCACTCAGCGGTTTCAACGTATCGAACTGCCCGTAGATCAGACTATATTTTTTCGAGTTGCTTAGATAGCACGCAATGAAACGTTTGTGGTAGTACAATTCAACCCAATTCTCAGTCTTTGCGTCTAATCCTGTCCAATTCGGGTGGTTATCCAACCGCTTGCTATACAAGAAGTAAATGTGGTAGCCGTTTGATTTTGTAGTCTCAACTACCACTTTACCCTTGAGAGCTTTGATGATTGAATCTTTTAATTCGTTGGCGATCTCGGGTTGCGTTTTCTTTACATCCAAATCTATACAGCATAAGCCGCCGTGTCCTAAATAGAACCCGCAATGCGAGCGCGATAATAGTTTAACATTGAAGGTGGTGGTATATACTGACAGCTTAGGATCAACCATCTCGTCAACGTACCCCCAGCGGTTGTCTTTTCTACGCCACCCGATAGGGGAGTTATTCAGCCGCGAGGCTTGGAGGATGACAAACCCTTTGTTGTGGAGATTAGCAATATCTTTCTCGTTCGTCATTTTAAATCTTTGGTTGCGTTCTCTACTTTCTTCCACGCCTCGAGTACCTTGTTACCAGTTACTTTGAAGGTATGGTGCTTGTCTTTATACCTGACCTCGAAAGATATAATCTTACCTTTGTGTTCGTTAGCCTTGATCATAACCTTATCATCGTCAATAAACGGTTTGGTCACTTTAGTGTAACCTGGTTTAGCGGGTTTGCTCATATCTTTGCGAAATTAGGTGCAATTCTTGGATCAACTTTGATTATACCTTTGATGCCTGTGATGTACGCGGCTGACCGTTCCATAACTTCTTTCATTACGCTAGCGGCTTTCTTTGCGTGCTTGATCGGTACTTCCAATACTAATTCGTCATGAAACGGCAGCACAATCGGGTACTCTTCGGGCATGCTAATCATTGCAAGTTTCAACATGTTAGCACCAGCACTTTGAATCGGGTAGTTCTTACCTTGGTTAGCAATTTGCCATTCCTCCTGACCTTTTAATATGATTCTACGCTTGTACGGGTCGGCTGAATAAGCAACCCCGGTCTTAACTGCGGTTCTCGCATTGGTGTCTAAATAACGTGTTAGCTTGCGTATCACCTGCTTATGACGATTCACCACCACCCTAGCTGTAAGTTCATCACAGCCCGTTTTTTCAGCAAATTTTTTCGGCCCGCCTCCGTACGCGAGCATGAAGTTTATAATCTTCGCTTGCTGTCTAAGAACCCCGTGAGCTTTGCAATTACATTTGCTGGGGAAGGAGCATTTCTTTTCAGCTCCGCGTTGCCATTCGCTGCTAAATATTAGACTGGCTGTTAAAGAGTGCACATCATCGCCACGCAGCAGAGCATCTATCCACAAATCCTCTTTTGACGCAGCGGCCATTATCCCGATTTCCTGCCCCGTGTAATCCCCGATTATAAACGAACAGCCCTTAGCGGGAACAATTGCCGAACGTTGGCTACCTTCTTTTGGTAGTGCTAAAAGGTTCGGACTCGTGGCAAACCGTCCTGTATTGATAATTTGTTGCCACGATACGCGCATACGCCCGTCCGGGTCAACGTAAGATCGACCCTCGTCATCAAGCAACCATTTACGACCGTATGCGGTTGCATCGGAGTACAGGTTACGCGCTTGAATGAACTGCCCCAAAAATTTATTTTTTGTTTGCTGATATGCTTTATCTAAATCGCTGAACGATTCAATCAGCACGCCCTCGCGATAAAAAAACTCCTTTACCTGTTTGGGCGAGTTCCAGTTTTCAATTGGTGGTAGCTGCCTAAGTAGCTGGTTGTACTTAGCAAGATTAGCGTCAGCAATCCGGTTCCACAAAGCAACATCAACGCCAAGCCCTCGCACCTTTAGTTGAGCAACGACTTCCACCACTTTATTTTCGAGCAACGCGGTTTCGATACCGCCGTCGCGTGTGAGTAAGTATTCCTGAGCTTGTTGCAATGGTGGGAGGAACTTTGTATCGCCCTCGGCATACTTGATCTCAGATTTAGTAAATGGTATACCCTTTGGCCTCGCGATAAAATTTTCACGCACGGTTTTATCGGGCACGGGAAATTGATACCGCGCGAGCGTATGTTTAAGACTTGTTCCATGCAGTACCTTTAGGTTCTCATCCTTAGAGCCACGTGGAATCTGTGTACCTTGTATAACCGTTTCGCATAGTTGCGTGTCCCAGATATTACGCACTCTGATTCCGGTGTTTAACTCGATGTAAGCCAAATCAAACTCTGCATTGTGTACGATCTTACACACGTTCCGGTCTTCCAGCAGCTTTTTGTAGTCCTTGAAGTATACCACTTTACCGTTACAGTCATGCAGCACTTTCGTTCGCTTTCCTTCCGTGATGCTTAGCATCCAGATAGTTCCACCGTAAGGTTTCAAACCTACGGTTTCTAAATCTATCGCTACGAACTTCATTTCGCTAAGTATTTACGGATCAGCCTGCGTGCTAGTTTTTTAAAACTGATGTCCTCCTTAATTAAAATTCTAATCAACTTTCTATCCTCATCTTTCGTCAGTCCAAGCCCTGAAAACGGGAGCTTAGAGCCGGGTTGTCTTGGTCGTGCCATTGTTTGTGTATTTTAGTTCCTCCAATTTTAGTTTTCTAATTATTGCGTGACTCATTGCCTTGCGTGACTTAAACCAGACAAATTTAAGTCTGTGCCGCTTGCCTATGGTATCCACGATTTTAAGAAGCGTAGCACCATCCGTCTTACGCTCTGAGCCCTTTGGAAACTGTTTGAGCCTGAACTGTTCTTTAGTCCCCTCTACAAACACTTCTAGAACTATACCGTTATGTTTGGCCCGGTAAACCTCTTTGATGAACCGAACGTGGCCCTGAATGATGGTACCATACAAGTCTTGTAAGCTCTTGCGTTCGATATGGTATTTATTAAAGAGCACCGCTGTGGTATAGTCGCCCACCAGCAATGCCATACGGGCGCACTGGCCACCAGACCACAGCGGTTTTTGCTCTCGTGAGTCTACGAGGATCAACACTAGGAGATGGAGATTTTGTTATTACCTAGTCCAGCAGTAGCTTCCATCAATTCTGTAAGGCTCTGACCTTTCTTGGAGAAGTACTCACCATTTTTACCCAAAAAGAAAGTGCTGATGGTGCCGTTATGATTTACTGTAAGTGCTTGACGCGTTGGCAGTGTTGGCTGCACAATCTTACGTAGTACCTTTAAATGTTTCTCATCTCTGTTCTTTGCTGGTGTGTTCAGGTAACTTTGTGGCACATTCCAGATACACGGTTTTGCGGATATTAAATTTTTCATAGTAGTTTTGGTTTATATAGCTAGCGATTTTTTATACACAATTTCACAGCCTTTGATTTTGATACCTTGTTGAAGACACTCAAATATCTTTCGTTCATCCGGTATCATATACATTCGCGGGATAGCATCGAGGTCGTTGATTTTCAGTGACGCCAGTTGCCGTACTGATACGTTGTCGGACTCAACTTTAAGCTCCTCCTGCTTTGCTTTGAGGGTGCTGATCTTTTTAATATCACCTTTGTGGAATTTCTCCTCCAGCTTTTTTACTTCCGCTTCTTTACGATTCAAAAAATCTACCATCGCTGCTTTTGTCGATTGCTCCAGTTCTTCGATTCGGTTGATGAACGGTTTAAACAGCGCGTTAGCAGCTTTCAGTGCTTGATTAAGCGGGTCGGTAATTTCCTTGCGCTTTACATCCGCTTCTTTGCTAAGCTCCTTTAATTTAATCAGGTAGCCCGCAGCCGTTTCGTATGCGTCCTCGCTTTTAATCGCCAGTACCTCTAGTTTTGAGATGGTGGTAACAGATTTCTTTTTAAGCGATTCAAGCACAACGCCTGCGCTAATGTTCGAGACTTTTGAAGTTGCCATAGTGTTTGTAGAAGTAAGTTAAAAAATCAAATTCTTTCTCTGCGTAGTCATACAAGTCTTTATACAAGCGAGCCACCACTATATATACCCGATGAGGGGGGACTTTTTGAATGCCGATGTCGACAAATTCAGTTAGCCCGTGCGCCTCGCTGTAGGCTACATCCTGACGAAAGTACCCATACTCAAAAGCGGCTTGAACAAAATCAGCCTCCGTTGAACAGATGGTGGTCTTTAAATCACGCCCTTTCTTTTTGCTCTGCACAGCATCTGGGGTATATTGAAAATTAAAGCCGCGCAATTTAATTCGATGCGTTTTCTCACACTCCGCGTCTTTGATCAGCATCATTACAAGTTTGTTGGCCTTAAGTGATCGCAACATACCATCCGCTTTAATCTGCTCCTCGGGCACCAATTTTATTTTTGAATCGCCAAGGAACAGCATCTCGTGTACGTACGTCCCGGTTAGCTGATAGGTGGTGGTCACCCACATCTTCACCTCGTGGCCAAGTAACACGGACTTAATCATACCTAACTTGGTGTGACCTGTGTAAGATAAAGAAGGGCCAGTCACAAGACCAGCCCTTTTTAAATAGTTCGCTAACGGCATTATTTTTTCTTGCCTTTAGCTTTCACTTTTGGTTTGACACACTCCTCATACTCAGGAGATGCCATGATTTTTTCTTTAGCCTTATCACTAAGACCATTGAAAACCTCCTCATCAAAAGTCTCGTCCAAGAAAAGCGAGCGCAATGCTTGAACGGGTTTACCAACCTTCATCCCTTTGGGGGGTGCGCTTACCGTTCCGATGTTGGCGTACTGACCGTCATCAGAGTGCGTGACCGTGATCATCGCTGGCTTACCAACTAACGTCTCAAGATCGACATCAGCCGGATTCTTAAAGCCCCACGCTTTTAAAATCTTAGCTAACGTGCTGCGATCATCGGACGAATTGGTCAAGCGCGCGGCAATAAGAAAGCGACCACCAGCCTCTTTCTCGACACCTTGCGGTTCGAACTCGATGCTGAT